AATCATGCAATTGAGTTTATTGAGAATTTTTGCAAACATTCAAAAGGCAAGTGGGGCGGAAAACCAATCGAGTTAGAATTATGGCAAAAAGCTTTCATTGCAGCTGCATTTGGCTTTGTACATAAAATCGATGGTACAAGAAAATATAGAGAAGTCTTACTCGTAGTTGCACGTAAAAATGGTAAGTCGACAATTGCATCAGGTATCGGACTTTATTTACAGGTAGCAGACGGAGAACCTGGAGCAGAGGTATATGCAGTTGCTACAAAGAAGGACCAAGCTAAGTTAGTATGGATTGACGCAAAGAGAATGGTTACGAAGTCGCCTGCACTTAGAAAAAGAATTAAACCATTAGTATCGGAATTACGCGCTGATTTTAACGACAGTACATTTAAGCCATTAGGTAGCGATAGTGAAACGCTTGATGGATTGAACGTACATGGCGCGATGATGGACGAGATTCATGCATGGAAAGACAAAAACCTCTATGACGTAATTGTTGATGGTACATCATCGCGTGAACAGTCTCTTATTTTTATGATCACAACAGCTGGAACGATTCGCGAGGCTGTCTATGATATGAAATATGAAGAAGCGGAATTATTGCTCAATGGTTTAGATGATGAAGATGGTTACAAAGATGATAGATTTCTTCCGATTATTTATGAATTAGATAAAAGGGAAGAATGGACAGACGAAAAAGCATGGCAAAAAGCTAATCCTGGTTTGGGAACAATCAAACAAATAGATCAATTGAGAACAAAAGTTAATAAAGCTAAATCGAATAATATGCTTGTTAAAAACCTTTTAACAAAAGATTTCAATGTGCGTGATACGTCGGTTGAGGCATGGATGACTTTTGAAGCTTTAAATAATACAGCAACATTCGATATTGAAGAATTAAAACCACGTTATGCGATAGGTGGAGCAGATTTATCGTCAAGTGTCGATTTAACGTCGGCTTGTATTGCATTTATGGTTCCAAACGATGAAACAGTCTATTACAAGCATATGTATTGGCTTCCAGAAGATTTATTAGAACAAAGATCAAATGAAGATAAAATTCCATATAATATTTGGCATGAAAATGGATTGTTAAGGACAACGCCAGGTAATACGGTACATCATAAATACGTTACAGAGTGGTTTACTGAAATGCAGGAAAAACATGATGTGTATATACCATGGGTTGGATATGATAGTTGGTCAGCTCGTTATTGGGTTGAAGAAATGGTTAATTATTTTGGAAAAGATTCTATGTTACCAGTCATTCAAGGGAAGAAAACATTGAGTTCTCCAATGAAGTTACTTGAAGCAAATTTAACAGCTAAAAAAATTAACTATGGTAATAATCCAATTACCAAATGGTGTATATCTAATACTTCAAAAGAAGAAGATAAGAACGGAAATATTCAGCCACATAAAGGGAAAAATCAACGTCGGCGTATTGATGGTTTAGCAGCTATGTTAAATGCATATGTAGTGTTACAAGATAAATCCCAAGAATATTCAACATTAATATAGGAGGTGAGAGAGTGGGGAAAATAAAAAATTTTTTCACAAAGAATCGTGCGGTCACTGTAACTAATTATCAAATGGTTACAGACGAATCGAACGGTTTTTTTGGTTGGAACGGTAATCTCTATCATTCAGATATTGTTCGCGCTGCAATAAGACCGAAAGTTCGGGCAATAGGCAAAACAGTAGCAAAGCACATTCGAAAAGGTGTAAATGGTACAGATATTAATCCCAATGTTTTTATGCGTTTTTTATTGGAGGAACCTAATCCTTTAATGACTATGCAAATGTTGCTTGAAAAAACAATTACACAATTAGAACTGAATAATAATGCTTTTATTTATATTGATCGTGATGAAAATGACATGCCCAAACAACTAATTCCAATCACTCCATACGGTGTTGAAATTATCAAAGATACTGTAAATAGACTTTACTATAAATTTCAGTTAGGTAACGGTAGAACAGTCATATTTAATCATGCAGATGTTATACATTTGAGAAAAGATTTCAACGCTAATGAGTTTTTCGGTGAGGGAAATGGCCAAGCATTAACTTCAACAATGGAAGTTGTAAACACCACAGACCAAGGGATTATTAAAGCAATAAAAAATTCTAATATCATCAAGTGGTTACTTAAATTTAATCAGACATTACGACCAGAAGATTTAAGGAAACAAACGAAGCAATTTGTAAATGATTTTTTATCTTCTGAAAGTGAATCAGTCGGGGCAGCAGCAACAGATTCCAAAATGGAAGCAACACAGGTTCAGCCTACAGATTATGTACCAAATGAGAAACAAATGGAGAGAGCAACAGAACGAATTTATTCTTTCTTCAATACGAACGAAAAAATCATTCAAAGTAAATACTCTGAAAATGAATGGATTGCTTATTATGAATCTGTTGTAGAGCCAGACATCATTCAATTATCTCAAGAGTTTACTCGAAAGCTTTTTACACGTAATGAAAGAAGCTATGGCAATTCAATTATTTTCGAATCATCGAATCTTTCTTTTGCATCTATGCAAACCAAATTAAATTTAGTGCAATTTGTTGATCGCGGTATTTTAAATCCTAATGAAGTACGAGAAATTTTAAATTATGCACCGACTCCAGAAGGTGATCAGTATATTCGTCGTTTAGATACACGACCAACAACAGAATGATGAAAGGAGGTGTAAGAAATGCCTAAAAAAATAGAAGTCAAAGGGGATATTATTTCCAACGATGACCAATGGATTTACGATTGGTTAGAATGGGATGCGACAAGCCCGAGATTAATTGCTTCACAATTACCTCAAACACAAGAGCCTATTGAGGTCCATATTAACAGTGGCGGGGGCAGTGTTTTCGCTGGAAGTGAGATTTATACAACTTTAAAAGATTATCCAGGAGAAGTTACTGTTAAAGTAGTTGGTTTGGCTGCAAGTGCAGCAAGTTTTATCGCATGTGCTGGAGATAGAGTATTAATTTCGCCAACAGCCCAAATTATGATTCATAACGCATCAATGTGGCAAGGTGGAGATTATCGGGATATGGACCATGCATCTACTATGCTGAAAAATACAAATGAATCAATTGCCAAGGCATACCAAATGAAAAGTGGTCGACCTTACGAAGAATTGTTAAAGCTTATGGATGATGAAACATGGATGACAGCGGAGCAAGCTGTTGAATGGGGGCTTGCAGATGAAGTGATGTTCCAACAAAATACACCACAGATTGTAGCAAGTGTTGGTACAGGTTTATTACCACAAGAGGTAGTTAGTAAATTACGTGGAATGAAAAATACGTTGATTCCAAAAACGATTGAAAATACAAATACGGAACAAGTTAGTGCACAATTAGCACTTTTAAAATTGAAAGGGGCAACAATTAATGAATAAGGAACAGTATTTAGAAGCACGCAGTAAATTAATCGCTTTAACAGAAGAATTTATTAATAATGGCAAAATCGATGAAGCAACTGCAAAAATGAAAGAAGTAGAACAATTAGACAATGATTATGAAAAAGCAAAAGTAGTAAGCGCTAATTTAAATGCTTTACGAGATAATCAAGTAATTACAGATTTAACAAATCAATCATTAACACCAAACGGAACAGTAGTGAGCACCTTAGATACTGCACCTAAAAATAATGACGATCTATATGTAACAGCATGGGCAAAAGATATGATGGGTAAACCATTAAATGCAGATGAACAAGCTATTTTCACAAAAACAAATGATGATTTTAAAAACGCTGCACATACAACTGAAACATCAGGTACACTTGTACCAACCACAGTTGCGAAAGGTATTTGGAGTAGAATTGCCGAAGATTATCCATTATGGAATGATGTTGGTGCAACTCAAATTAAAGGGAATCTATCATTCAATAAAGAAGAATCAAGAAATACAACAACTGATTGGTACGATGAAAACACAGAAACAGAAGATACAAATGTACAATTTGGTACATTAGATTTAACTGGCTGTGAGTTATCAAAGTCAGCAACAGTATCATTTAAAATGCGTTCAATGGCTGTAGAAGAATTTATTCCATATATTCAGGGCGTTTTAGCCGAGAAAATGGGAGTAGCTTTGAGTGCTGCAGTTTATAAAGGTAAAGGTAAACCTGGTCAAATGGAATCATTTAAGCCAGAACCAGAAGGAATCAAGACAGCTTTAAATGCAGAAGTGGGAAAAGGTCAAATTATCTCTTATGCAGATTTAACTTATACAAATTTAACTACAGCAATGGGTAAAATTTATTCGAAATATGCGACTGGACTTGTTGTTTATGCAAATAACGCAACTATTTGGAATGTGCTTGCAAATGTGAAATTTGAAGATGGTCGCCCAGCATTTATTCCAGATGTTACATCAGGTGGCGTAGGTCGTCTATTTGGTTACACAGTGAAATCTGAATCTACTTTAGGTGACGGAGAAATTCTATTCGCTAATGTTGCAGCAGGTTATAAAGCAAATGTGAACCAACCGATTACTGTATTTGTAGAAGAACATGCTAAGCAACGAAAAGTAGATTATGTATCATATGCTATTGCTGATGGTGGAGTAATGGATACAAAAGCATTTGTAATCTTAGAGAAAGGTCCTGTAGTTTAAGGAGAGGTGAAACTATATGAAACATAGAGTATTGAAATCATTTATCGATAAAGATTCACTACAAGGTTATAACGAAGGTGATATGTACGAATCAACTAATTCGGAACGTATCACTTTTTTAATTACAGAAGGTTTCATTCATGGCAATGTTGCAACAGAAGAACTTGATTACGTTGAATTAAAAAATACAGCTAAAGAATTAGGTATTGAAAAATATAATAAAATGAAAAAAGAAGATTTAATCGAAGCGATTCAAGAAGCTAAAAAGGCTGTGAATACAAATGAATCAGGAACTACTGGCGAAGATACGCAAGTCACTACGGATTAGTCATACAAAGTTAGACGATGAGATTTCCGAATTGATTGAAGCAGCTAAACTCGATTTGAAAATTAGTGGTGTGATTAAAATTGATGAAGCAGATCCACTAATCATCCGAGCAATTTCATTATATGCAAAATCAGCTAGTGGCTACTTTGAACAAATGGCAGAGCGTTA